ATTGTTTGATGAAGCTATCAACCAAATCACTCAAGGTTTCTTCAAAGATATGAAAGACTATTTCATCAAAACTGACGGAACTTCATTAGTACCAGGTGGACCAACAGGATTGTCTTACACTGAAACTCCATGGACTCAATACAAATTAAAATTTGGTGGTTCATTGACAGTTATGCACATGAAAGCTTACGATGACGTTACATTCAACACTATTTTAGATGAGAATGGTTATCCAGCAGAGTCTTCAAGATTTACATTTGTAAACTACGGAGTAGGTGACGGTTTTGGTAAAAATATTTCTTACTTGAAATCTAAGAGAGATGTTGCTTACGGATTTGAAGGTGGATTATCTAGCCCTTACGGAAACAACCAAGGTTCAATGATGTCTCACTCAGGTGACTTCTGGACCGTACATAGAATGGAATACGCAGGTATCATGGTAAAAGATGTTACAAAATGCGGTGAGTTAATTCCAGCAGTATTAAGAGGAAAATAAAATAACCATAGGCTTTAAGGGGTGGGCCACCTAATCACCCCTTTTTTTAGCAGGTGGGAGGTAAGGCATCTCGTTGGTCTCATAAGCCAATTTAAACTGGTTCGTTTCCAGTACGTTGCTACTATTTTTTAAACACACAAACAAAAAAAAATGAGCACATTAACAAACAAAAAGGTAAAAATTTACCCAAACATTAAAAAAAATAAGCATTGGCAAGTTAATATTGACCCTGCTTATAGACAAGCATCAGAATCTTATGCTTTTTTAGCAAACGCTAATACAATTAGGCCTCAATTTGATGAAAGTTCTTATAGATACAATCTAGGTCCAATTAACCAAAGATACACTGATGAGCAAATTAATACATTGGTTAGAAAATTAGCTTTAAACGATGAGATTACTAATCAAAAAATCACATCAGCAGATCCTTCTAACAGAAAAGATCCATTCTTTACACATTCAAAGTGTAGAGCAAAATTAGGAAGAGATATTCAAACTCTTGACTTGAATAAACCTACAGAAGAATTGATTTATGCAATTATGTCGGCAGATCCAATGACAGTTATAGGAGAAACTTCTCTTTCAAAACATCCAACAGCAGAATGGATTATAGAAGATGAAGTAGCAGACGCTACAATAAGAGAATCTAAGCGTGAGAAAACAAGCAAATTGCACGAAAGATACAATAAGCTTACTTTATCACAAAAAAGAGATATGAGTACCGCATTAGGTATTAAATTAACAGGAGACGAGAAAGAAATCATTATTGAGGATTTACTGTATTCTAAGATTACAGAAAATGAAAATAAAGAAACTTTAGCAGCAATTCAAGATTTATTTATTGAATTATCAGATCCTAAAAATAAAGCTAAATTGGAGATTACTATTAATGTAGAAAAAATGTACCAATATGCTGTGTTAAGAAAAGAAAATGTTAAAGTATTCTTTAATGGAGAACAGCTTCAAACAGATACTATTCATATTATTGATTTCTTACAAAAACCAGAAAATTCATCATTATATCTAAGCCTAGAAGAGGCTTTAAAAGCTAAAATGAAATAATGTTTTCAATTAAAGATGCCCATTATAAGTTTAAACAACATGCTAACAAAGTAGATGGTTTAAGGAATGCTAATTTCTTAGTGCCTCAGATTGATGAATACTTATGGGAAGCATATATAATATGGTTGGAAAATATTTGTGAACAGCTAGAAATAAATCAAAAGAGAAGAGATGATATTAGAGAGTTGGAAATAAAAGACTTCCCTCTTGCTGTAACTAAGATTAACGATGATTATTACACAGCAGATCTTCCTTCAGATTATTATAGATATTTAGAGTCGTATTCAGTATGTTTTACAGCTACTTGTCCAAAGAAAACAATTAAGAATTTTTTCATACAAAAGGACGATATATACGCAAATGATCCAATGTTTAATTCTTCTTATACTTTTGAAAGAGTAAACATGGATATGTCTGGAAATAAATTATACTTATATTATGAAGGGTTTGATATTGATAAAGTATTTATCACTTATATAAGAAAACCTTTACGTCCAGGGAATCCCCAAGATTTTATTAATGGAGGAGGTACTTATAAGCTACCTGATGGAACATTAGCTGTACAAAGAAATATAGAAGTAAACTCTACTTTCCAATCAAACAAAATCATAGATATTGCAGTATTAATCGCAATGAGAGATGTAGGTAATACTATAGATTTTGAATCACAATTAAATAAAATATTAAATATATCAAAAATTTAACAAACTTTAAATAAAAATCAAAATGAGATCAAGAATTCAAAAACAAATGTTCCTTCCTACTTCTGCAGTTGCAGGTAGTGCGACAGGATATGGTATTGTTCCAACTGGTACTGCATTTTACAATGCTACTTCTAAACAATATCTTTTAAGACCAGGTCAAATCGGGTTTTACAATGCTGAAACTAATACAGCAGTAGATGCTACTACTATTGTAGGAGTAAAATCAATTTATGTTGCTATTGGAGTTGACAAAAACGCTTCTAAACTTTCTTCAGACGGAGTTAGATTAGCAGCAGGAGAAACTTTAACTTCATGTTCAATGGATAATGCAAGTGTTAAAGCTCCTCAAGAAGGTGCTTCTAACAAAGCTAAGTTTAACTTTTCTTGTACAGATTGTGCTCAAAACTACTCAATTGGTATCAAAGTAAATGATCCTACATTAAACTTTTTCTATCCAGAAAATAGATACCATGTAGAAACCATTTCAGTACAGTCAGAAGATTGTCCTACATGTGATGGAGATTGCGACTACACACATGATTGTGAAGAAGTTGCTTTAAAATTCAAAGCTGCTATTGAGTCAAATGAGTTATTGTCAAAATATGTGGCAAGTGTAAAAACTTCAGCAGATGCAGTTGCACCAATCGTTCCTGCTCCAGGATTTTCTTGTGCAATCGAAGTTACTTTCAAAGTAAACACTGCAGATTGTGGATGTTTCCCTCCAGCAGAAGCTATTATTGATAGATATACTATTGGATCTATTCAAGTTACTTTAAATTCAGGATGGGCTCCAAATTCTACAAGTGTTTCTGTAGATAATACAGGAATGCAATTGCCAGAAGGTCATGGTGCTAAATTACAATGGGAAGAGTATAATGAAATGCCAGGTGGTACAGGTTTCGATGGTTTAAACAGCGAAGTTGAAACTACAGGAGCTCCTTACTATGCTCAATTGGGTGTATCAAGAACTAAAAACTTGTTAGTTGATTGTAATCAAACATATTGCCAATATGTATTGGGTTATCATACAGTTTCTCCAAATGAGAATGCAAATGGTATGAATTGGAATCCAAACTTTATCACAACTATCTTGGTTCCAGAAGCACATACTACTACTCAAACTGCAGTAGAAAATACTTTGAATGCTTTTGTTACAACAGGTCCTTGTGGTAAAACAATTGAACTTGAATGTCTATAAGACATTCTACAAAAAAAGAATATTATTAATTAATATATTGTTTTGTGTGTGGAGTAGGTAGCAGAGATTTCTTTGCTACCTATTTTTTTTACATACTAAAAATTTTTTATAATATAAAAATTAATACTTATTTTTGTTGAAAATATAAATACATGAAAAATACTTTAATTCTTTCAGAGGCAATTTATAAAGGCAAGCATAAACTTGTCAATCAAGGTGCCTTTATTAACATGACAGACATTGTCAACGACATTTTTACTTGTTTTAACCTCGCTTGTTGTGAAGATAAAACAGATTTGTTTATTAAAAAAGCTTATTTATTAAGAGGTAGAAAAAAACCAGGTGCAAACTGGATGTCATTAAACAAATTAGTGATGGACATTTACAATTGCCAACTAAATAAAAATCTTTGTGTAGGACAAAGAAGTGAACAATGGTGGATTACTACTGATGTAATTAGACCTAGAAAAACTATTGAAACTATTAGCTTTACAGGAGTAATTAAAAAAGTTTTTGGATGTTGTAATTTATTAACTAATATCACTACTCAAAATTCAAATTGTTTACTTACTCAAAGTGGTCAATATATTATAAAATAAAAAATTAAATAAAAAAAATATGTCAAGTGTAAAAATAACAGAGCTTTCTAATGTATTAGGAAGTCAAATAAATCCCGTAGTGGATGTTTTACCTATTGTAAGAGTAGGTGCAAATTCTACAGATAAAATAACTGTAGAAGAATTAGGAACTCTTTTTGGAGGAGGATTAGAAGGTAGCCAATATATTTATGTGGCTGCTAATGGTACAGATATAGAAAATGCTGCAGAACTTCAAGCAGCTTATACTGCTGCTCAAATGAGATTACCTACATCAACAAAAAGAATTACGATTATAGCTGGCCCAGGTAATTATAATTTTGAATCTAATGTATTTACTATGGATACTAATTTTATTGATTTAGTGTCTTTAGATGGAAACAGAAGTATTGTTTTTAATGCTCCTCTTGTCTTATCAACTCCTGAAAAAGGTTCAATTTTTATAACTGCAAATGATGTTTTTGTAAAGGGAGTAGATGTACAAACTAAACAATTTAAAACTAATCCTTCTTTAAATTTACTAAAAATAGAAAATTGTACGGGAGGAAATAATTCATTTGGAGTGTTTAATGCAGCAGGAACTTATATAAATTGTGTAGGAGGTGATTTTTCATTTGGAGGAAACGGTGGATCCTCAGGTACTTTTATTAATTGTAAAGCAGGAGCTTATTCATTTGGAGGAGGCACAACGTTTCCAACATCTTCAGGAATATATGAAAATTGTAAAGCAGGAGCTTATTCATTTGGAGGGTCACTTATGGGAGGAGTATCTTCAGGTACATATACAAATTGTACAGGAACTTCTGTTTCATTTGGAGGTAATGGAACAGCAAACGGTATTTTTAATAACTGCATAGGTGAATCTACCTCATTTGGAGGTTTTGGAACACTAGATGGGTTTTTATATTACTGTCGTTTAACTTCTGGAACATTTGAAACAGTAACTGGGGCAGGTAAAACTGTATATTGTGTAGATGGAAATGGAGAACCAAATAATCAAGGATTTACTCCTCAAAATAAATTATAATAATAAAATAAAAATATGAAAAATTATCAATCAACTATAGAAGGAACTTGGGTAGAATTATTACCTATAGAATTAACAGAATCTCAAATAAAGTTAATACAATCTACTAAAGAAACAGATGCAGAAGCTAAATCTGAATTAATAGCAAAGATTAAAGAATTAAAAGAAGGAGCAGTATCTTCTGAATTATCTGAAAAGTTAAATACAGTTTATACTTCTTTAAAGCCTGAATTAAAAGAAGAAGATGTTTATCAATTAATTTCTGCTGACTTTTCTGAGAAATCTGAAAATGTATTTACAGGAATTATTAACTTCAGAGTTAACACAGAACACAAACAAATAAGATTTTAAAAAAAATAAATTTATAAGCACTTATCAAAAGGTAAGTGCTTATTTATACACAATAAATAATATTATATGTATATAATATCTGAAGCAATTTTTAAAGGACAAAGTAAATCTGCTAAATTAGCAGGTTATACTAGTTTTAGTAATATATTATGTGATATATTTAATTGTTATAATTTAACATGTAATGCTACAACAAATACTTACATAAAAAAAGCTTATTTAATTAAATCTAATAAAAAACCTAAAAATAAATTTATTTCACTTACAAAACTTATCCTAGATATTTATAATTGTAAAAAAGGAACAAGTTTATGTATTCCAGAAGGAGCATATCAATGGTGGATAGATGGAGGTCAGATTAGACCAAAAGCTACTATTGAAACTTTGAACTTTGACAAGATAGTAACTAATTTGCTAATCTGTTGTGGATTAGTATCTTGTGGTGGTTGTAGTTTAGCAAATGCTACAGTGGATCTATTAGATTTAGCAGGTAATCATATTGCATATATCTTTCCTGATAATATTGTTTGTACCGAAACCTTAGTACCACTAAATGATTTAGCAGGTAATTTAATAGGATATATTCTTCCTACTAATACAAATGGAACTACAGTTCAAATAACAGATTTAGCAGGAAACACTTTAGGATGGGGATATTAAAAATTATAATAATAAAATAAAAATATAAAAAATGGCAACATTAATAACAAACTCAGATTTAGGTAATAGTTTATTAATATTAGAAGATAAACTAGAAGCAAAAGAGCAACTAAAAGGTAATAATTATATAGTAGTTTATGGTAATCTTTTTAATACTTTTAGTAATGGTACTGAATTAGTAGACAAATTAGCTTTTGCAAAAACTTTGACTCCAAATGGGCAACTTTTGTCTGATACTAATAGAGTTACTGTATTAGTAGCCCCAGGAAAGTATGATTTTTTTGATACTTTAGAAATGGATACTCCTTATGTAGATTTAATTTCATTAACAGGAGATGCAGATGTATTTTTAACTTGTTCTAATAGTAATACTGCTATAAAAGTTACTACTTCAGATATTAAAATAAAAGGATTTAATTTAACCACTTTAAATAATAGACTTATTATAAGTGATGGTTTCGATAATAATTATTTTGAAAATATAATTGGAGGAGATTACAGTTTTTCAAATACTACTTTTGAGGGTAAAGTTGCAGGTAATTTTAAAAATTGTAAAGGAGGATTTAGTTCTTTTGGGGATTCAAGTAATCAAGAAATATTAATAAGTTCTACATTAGAAAATTGCACTGCTTTAGATTTTTCATTTGGTTATCAATTAGAAAGTAGTGTATTAAAAAATTGTTTAGCTGGTGCTCAAAGTTTTGGTTTTTTTGTAATTCCTGAATCAATCTTAAATGATTGCGAATCAGGAATGGAATCTTTTGGATGTGAAAAGGGAATTTTTGGTTCTACATTAACAAATTGTACTGCTGATAGGGGTTCTTTTGGAAGAACTAATGTACCTGGAGAATCAGCTACTATAGAAACATCTCAATTAAATAATTGCAAAGCAGGAGATAATTCTTTTTCAGTTAAGAATAGTGATGACAATTCATTTATTAATTGTGTAGGAGGAGATGAATCCTTTGGTGCAAATATTGCTAATAGCATTTATAAAAACTGTAAAGGTGGAAATAATTCTTTTGGTGCAGGTAAACAAGGTTGGCCAGATTTGATTGCAGGAGGCAGTTTTTATAATTGTGAAGCAGGAGAAGAAAGTTTTGGTACTAACGAGTCAACAGGTAATTTTTATTACTGTAAAGCAGGAAATGATAGTTTTTTAGGTAATACATTTGGTAAATTTACTGGAAATGCTTATTTTACAACAGGAATGAATCCTAGTTATTTAGGAGCTTCAATATTAGCATATTGTTTAGATTGGAATAATAATCCTATTAATAATTTAAATACAACAACAAATAATATATAAGAATATGAAATATTTAAAATTAAAAAATAATAATTGGGTAGAAATCACTACCAATAAAGTTGACACTAAAAATGAGGAAACTAAATTAGTTACAACTACTATTGAAAATGTAGAAAGTAAGGCTCCAAAAGAAGAAGTTAAAAAAGCTCAAGATAAATATAATACTTTAAAAGTTAAAGATAATAAAGACTTTGAATTGATTTCTGCAGTTTATATTGGAGAAAATATTAATAAGTTAAGTGTAGAATATAATTTATCAGGAGAATATAATCAAACTTTTATTTAATAAACTCAAAATTAATTCTCATATTTGCATTTTAACCTAAAAAACATTTATGTCAGACTTTGCAAATGAAAGAGAAAAAAATATTAAGTTTCAAATTAGCTTAAATTCTGAACAAAAGGTAGCAAAAGCAGTTATATTAGATAATAGCATTACTTATATTTCAGGAAAGGCAGGGTCTGGTAAGACATTATTATGCTGCCAAGTGGCTTTAGATTTGTTTTTTAAAAAGCAAGTAAAACATATAATAATAACAAGACCTGCTGTAGAAGCAGGAGAAAAACTTGGATTTTTACCAGGTGGTTTAGAGGAAAAGCTTGACCCTTATGTTCAAGCAATCTATCAAAATTTTTATGCATTGTATAAAAAAGAAAAGGTAGATAAAATGATACAAGATGGTATTATACAAATAAGACCATTTGCTTATATGAGAGGAAGTACTTTTTGTGATGCTGTAATTATAGTGGATGAAGTTCAAAATACTACAGAATCACAGGTTAAGATGGTTATGGAGAGGTTAGGGAAAGGAAGTAAAATGATGTTATGTGGAGATGTGAATCAAATAGATTTAGCTCGTAATGTTACTTCAGGAATTAAATTTTTAGATTATTTAAAAGAAAATGGTTTAAATAAATTTGAAAAAGTAGCACTATTAACTAATCATAGAGATCCAATAGTAGAGGATATATTAAACTTATACGAGAGTTTTAAAAATAAATAAAAATGAATTTAAACTTAGAATTTAGCCAACATAGTTGTACATATATTTATGTAAATAATACTTCAGAGTATGATTTAACATTAGGTGCAATTAAATCAACTTATATTAATGTATTGGTGCCAGGGCAAACTGTTACTAAAAAACTATTAATTCCTTTTGAAGGCCAACTTACTTTAAATGCTAAAAATTTAGGACAACAAACTAACCTTAGTAAATATTTACAAGATATTACTGAAGGATATTATACTATGGAATTAGTTGTAGAACAACAATTAAATCCTAATAGTCCTTTAGTAGTTAATAAAGAAACTTTTTGTTACTTTAATACATGCCAATTAGATTGTACTATTGATAAGAAAACATTAGAACTTTTACAAAATAAATGTTGTAATGAAAATGATTGTACAGGTAAATTAACTCAAGAAACAAAAGATATTGAAACTTTAAAATTATATAGAGAAGGATTAAAATCTTCAGCTAGTCTTTGTAAAAAAGAAACTGCCACTGAAATATACCAATGTCTTCAATATAAGTTAGGAGTGTTAAATATTGATTGTGGATGCAAATAAAATAAAAAATGAAGTTAAGTACTTATAAACATTTATTGTGTGATTTAGATTCCCAAATTTCAAAATTGGTGCAATCTTTTTGTAGATCTGAAACTTACGGATACAAAGTTTGTAAAGATAAATTACAAAAATTAATACATACAAAACAACTTTTAGAAAATAATTTTAATTTACCAGAAATGAGTAAATTGTTTTATAGTTGTACAAGTAATGAAGACGGTACTGTTAAAACAATAAAAAGGTTTAATAAAATTGTAGGAAATAAAATAGAATTAATTGTTAAAACAAGTACTAAAACAGTAGATACTACTAGAGAATTTAGATTTGAGCTTCCAACTATTCCTAATACAGAAGGATTTTATATTTATTCATTATGGATAAATTGCCAATTAAATTCTGTAGAAGATGTAGAAAAAGTATTATTAATATTAGAAAATACTAATTATTTAGGATTTTTTAATTTTCAATATGATGCAATTACAAATGAAATATTTTCTAATGAATCTTATGTGTATGAAGAAGAGTTTTCTTATGAATATGTAGATTTTGATGTAATAAATACATTACAATGTTTAAATGAAAAAACTATAACTTCTTTGATTGAAAAAATTAAATAAAAACTTAAAATTTATTTATAGTTTTGTAAACTATTAAAACAAAAAATATGTGTGATGATTGTAATCCTATAGAAAGTAATACTGGAGTAATTCAATACTCTGGACCAAACTTAGTTATATGTAATGGAAACACAATTACTAATGGGGAATTACTTACTTCTGTAATTGCTAAAATAGATAATTGTATAGGAGTTTTACAGAATCAATTAGATTTTACAGGATTAGTTGAAAATAGTCCTTGTATTAATTTAACAAAAACTTCATTGCAGACAGTATTACAAAGTATTTTAGATACTGAATCTGCTTATTGTACTCAATTGCAAACTTTAAATACTCAATTAACAAATTTACAAAATCAAGTAAATAGTTTAATATTAACAAAACCTGTTACTGTAACTTCTTGTGATCCTAGTAGAGTAACTTTTACTCCAGGAACTGCAGTAAATACTTTTAAATTAAATGGACTTGTACCACCTAAAACTATTCTTCCTTATTTTGGACTTGTAACAGATTTTAGTCCAACAGGATTAGGATTAGCTAATACACCAATGGCTGGGTGGGCAATTGCAAATGGTAATAATGGTACTATTAAAGTTATAGATACTGTTAATTTAACTTTTCCATTTATAAAATATGGTCCTAGTGCAACTACAACTCCAAGTGGAAGTAATACAGTTTTATTAGATGCTACAAATATTCCACCAGTATCTTTTGTTACCAATGCTAATTTTACTGTAACAGGTACTACTAATGAAGCAGGTAAACATAGTCATAAAATAAAAGTTGAATACGAAGAAGGAGGAGATTCTTGTGTAGATGTTAGTAATCCTGATGCTTACCCTTGGGGAGATGATCCTTTAATAACAAGAGGTATTGAGACAGCTGATACTTCTGACTGTGGTTCTAGAAAACAATTAGGTTACTCAGGATTACATTCTCATACATTTACAGGAAGTGCTACAGGGTCATTTACAGGAAGTACTATAAATGATGATGTTCAAGAAATAAATGTACACCCTCTTCATATTCAAGCTATTCCCATACAATGGGTGGGTTGTGTATAATAAATAATAAATAAAAAATAAATACTATGTGTCAAAATTATCCAAATTGTAATTGTCCAAGTTGTACACAATGTCAAGATTGTACTCAAGTAACTCCTACTTGTGTTACAACTATTACTACATCTTGTACTACTGAACAGTTTACGGAAGAATGTCCTAATGGATTACAATCTACTGATTGTTTAGTATATACTGGAGATACTCTTAAAGATTGTGAAAATAATGATTTTCTTTTCAGAGGAACAAAATTTAATACTTTTTTATCTCAATTATGGGAAACAGTTAAATGTGCTGCAACAGCAACTACAGATACTATAGATTATACAGGAGCAGCTATAAAAACTTGTGATAACAATACTACTATTGTTCCTACAAATACTCCTGTAACTACTGCTTTAAATAATATTTGGAATCATATTAAATGTTGGAACTCTAGTTTAACTACATTAATAAATGATAGACAACCTGTTTGGAAAGCAGGTTATCCTATTGTCGTGGGTCCTACTTTATCGGCACCTTTTAATAATATTAATACAGCTATTACTGAGATTACAAAATATCATCATGATGTTAAAGGTCCAGTTAGAATACAATTAGCTGCTAATACTAATCATACTTTATCTTCTAATGTCCTTACTAACTGGAATAGTCAATCTGGTTCTTTTCAAATAGAATCCATGACAGGTTCTTCTGCTACATTAAATTTTCCTGCAGGATTAATTATAGATTCTTTTAATTTAATATTAGATAATCTTTATGTTCAAGGAGATACTACTATAATGAATGGAGGCCATTTACGTTCTACTAATTGTCTACACCGTAGTTTAAGTTCAGGAACTACTTTATTTACTTTAAAAAATTCAGCTAATCTTACTACACAAAACTCAAGGTTTTTAGGTTTAGCAGATGGAGAAGGGATAGGAACTTTAAATTCTAGACATTGTATATATGCTGAAAATAATTCTACAGTAAATATAATAACAGAAGAAGAATCTCAAGATGGTTATTATACTTTTTTTGATACATTATTTAATATTATTGATAATTCATCTTTAGTAATTAAAAATACTACAATTCAACAAACAGAAAGAATTGCTAAAGTATTAAGATTAAATAATAATAGTAAAGCTTCTTTTTTAGGAAGTTTTATAGAATTTAGTGGAGAAAATGCTTCTGTATTAAATAATATTGCATTTGTAGTTCGTAATAATTCTAATTTATATACAGAAAATATAAAAATAAATGGTTATTTTCAACCTTTTAATATAGAAAATAATAGTAACTTTGTTTTTGGAGGAACTTTAGATACAAATACTGCAACTAGATTTAATGTTTTAAATAACTCTTCATTTATAGGAAATCCTAACTCTATATTAACTGGAAACTTTAATAATACAGGAAGTGTTTTTCATTTAAATGATAATAGTACAATTAATTTATTTAGTTCTATTGTTACATTTACAAATGTAGCTTTTCCTAATTATACTTTAAGAAATAATTCTAAAGCTATATTTAAATCAGGAGCTATACTTCCTATTCCTACTTCAGGAAACAGTCAATGGGGAGATGCTACAACAGCTGTAGTAATTAACAATATAGTCAATACTTCTACAAATATTAATAGTATAGGCTGTGGATATTTAATTTTTCCTTAATAATTAACAATGACAAAAGAAGCAATTGTAAAACTTTTTGGATATAAAGCAGGAAGAAAATTATATAACTTACTATATAGTAGTTGTAATAATTTCTGCTGTATGATTAAAGAATGTCTTGGGATAAGTTCTTCAGGAAACATAGCTCTATATTTAAATCAACAAGGAGACTGGGTACCAGCTTCAGGTCCTCAAGGACCACAGGGTCCACAAGGGCCACAAGGACTTTCAGGATTTGAATGGGACCCAACAAGAATAGGTACAAATCAATATTTAATAGGAGATATTGTAAACTATCTTGGTAATTATTATATTTGTATAGCTAATAATGATGCATTAATTCCTCCTTCTACTTTAGGGGTTTATTGGAACACATATTCATTTGTTGGTCCTCAAGGACCTCAAGGTATTCAGGGAATACAGGGTGTACCAGGACCTGTAGGTATGCCAGGATTGTTTGCACAAACAGCAAATAGCTCACCTATTACAGGTACAAATGTTGAAACTACTTTAATAAATGGTGGAGTGGGTACTTTATCAGTTCCTGCAAATGGATTTCAAGTAGGAGATAGCTTTAGAGCAATATTTGGAGGGGTTATGACTACTGCAAATAATCAAACTATTAGAATTAGAGTTAGAACAAATGGTAGTGTATTATTAGATAGTGGTGTACAGCCAATTACAAATATAACTAATGGAATTTTTTCTCTAAATATAGATTTTACTGTTAGACAATTAGGGGGTGCTGGAACAGCTTCTATAGTTACTTTAGGATCGTTTCATTATAATAAAACGTCTAATGCTACGGTGGAGGGGTTTGGGTTTAATGTAATTAATAATACTACTTTTAATACTACTATAAATAATACATTAGATGTAACTGTGCAATGGGGGAGCAACAATGCAACAAATAATATCTACAGTGATATTTTTATATTAAATAAAACATATTAAAAAATAAATAAATGAAAAGATTAAGTAGAGCAGATATTTTAACAATGTTTGGTTACAAAGCAGGTACCAAACTATACAATTTATTATATAGTAGTTGTAATAATTTCTGTTGTATTGTTAAGAGTTGTTTAGGAATTTCTTCATCAGGAAGTTCTTCATTAGTTTTAAATCAACAGGGAGACTGGATAGCTCCTATTACTTTTAAAGGAAGAGTACAAATAACTCCAAACACAAGCACCACTACAGTATTGAATACTGCAGTATCTGATACAAATATAATTCTTCTCACTTATGAAGTAAATGGTATATCATTATTTACAGTAAACCTGGCAACAAGAAATCCTGGGGTAAGTTTTACGTTAAGACATTCTTCAACTACTTCAAATAATGCTTGGATTAATTATATTATTATTTAATTAAATATATTAAATTAATACTTTTATTATTATATAAAAAATAAATAATGGAAAAATTTTTACTTACTTTTTTTGGAAATTCAGATTTAATAGAAATTACTTCAGGAGCTTTCTGGGCAATTATATGCTCTTTATTTGTTAATTTAAATAAGTTAAAAAAAATGGATGCACAAGATTATATAAAAATTTTGTTAAGCATAATTATAACTTTAAGAATGTATCCAATTGCTTCTTCTTGGATTGGATTAGATTTAGATATGGGAAGTACTGCAGCAGTTTCTGCAGCTACAGGTGCTATTGCAGGACTTGTAGGGGTTAAGTTTATAAATAAAATAAATTCAACTTTAAGCGATAAATTAAAATAACTATGAAAAAAGAAACTATTGAAGAAAAAGGAACTATTATTCCAATAAAATACATTATTGCTATAATAGCTTTTTTATTAATACTAATATCTAAAACATTATCAGATTATAAAGATGCTGCTAGATTATGTGAAACTAAATATAGTGATTTATTAAAAGAAATTATTCTTAATAATCAATTAAAAGAAAAAAATAAAGAATTAAGTAATATTAATAAAACTGATAAATAATCTTTTAATAAAAAAAAATATATAATTATGTTTCATTTAAAACCATTATTAGTAAGCGTTGCAGGAATAGGAGTAACATTATTTACTTTACTTCCTTTTCAAAAAAAACCAACTCCTATATGCTATGATTGTAGTATAGAAAGTATTAGAAAGCATAATGATAGTTTAAAACAAGTAAACACTGTTTTGTATACTAAAGTAAAAGATACTTTACAAATTGGAAAATTAGCAATTAAAGAAGTAGCACAGTTAAAAGAAGAAGTAAAAGATTTACAACAAGATTTAATTAAAAAACCTGAAGTAATATATGACACTATTCATGATACAGTATATTATGCAAAAGGAATTTTAGGAAAATATAAACAAATAGAAAAATCTCTTTTATTTAAAAGTGAAGAAAACAATTTAGACACATTAAAATAATAAATCATGAAATTATCAGAAAATTTAGAATTAGCAGAAGTAATTAGATCTTCTACAGCTAAAAGATTAGGTATTAAAAATGAACCCACAGCAATACATTTAAATAATTTAAAAATATTAGCAGAAAAAATATTTCAACCTATTAGAAGTCATTTTGGAAGACCTATATTTATTTCTAGTGGATATAGAAGTGCAGCTTTAAATAAAGCAACCCCAGGGGCCAGTACTACTTCTCAACATTCCAGAGGTGAGGCAATAGATATTGATATGGATGGTACAGAAATAAGTAATAAAGAAATCTTTGATTTTATAAGGGAAAATTTAGAATTTGATCAACTTATTAATGAATTTGATTATTCATGGGTACATGTTTCATACTCTTCCTCTGGAAAACAAAGAAAACAAATATTAGTAGCCAGTAAAGTTGGAGGAAAAACAGTTTACAGTCCTTTTAAATAATATCATGAGTACTTTTAGTAAAATATTAATAGGATTTTTAATTATAGTTTTAGGTTTATTTTGGTTCAATAATAGAATCAATACCTATAAAAATGAAACTATTATAAAAAAATTAACGGATAGTTTATCTAAAAAAGTAGATACTTTTCTAGTAATTAGAGACTCTGCTATTAATTCTTATAAAGAATCTAAAAAATATATTGTAAAATATGATACTGTTTACAAACCAGGAAAAGACTCTGTTTGTGATAGTTTAGTAGTTGCTTTAAAAAACTCTTTAAATAAATGTGATACTGTTATAAAAATATCAGATACTTTAGTTAAAACATTGTTAATTAGAGATACAGTACGACAAGATCATATAACATATATTAAAAATAATAATAAATTTTCTTTGGTTATTGGGCCAGGTGTAGGCATCACTCCTCAAGGAGTTCAGCCTCATTTAGCAGTAACTTTTGGTATTCGTATAAAATAAAAACATTTACAATTAAAAAATAAGTTCGTATATTTGCGGCATATTTATTTAACTGAGACAAATTTCTGGTGCCTGACGTTTGAGGGGAAACCCTGGTTCATAAGACTCCACTAGATAGTTTTAAATAAGTAAGGACCTCCGAGGATTAACAATTTAGATACCTTCAGGGATAGGAGAGGAAAAACAGGATCAAGAGACGTAAGAGTTGGGCTACCCAATTTCCTGTATAATATACGATAACAGATATATCCTAAGTATGGTGACATATATGGAATACTGTAACGAACTTACCAATAGAAACAGGATAAATAGTTTTTTTAATTGTTGTCTATACCGAAAAATTAACTTCGGGAGAACCCTTTATTTTCTTAATATTACTTATCTTTTATACTTAATAGTATAAGGGTTAAAACTATGTCCAAAACTTTTTTTATAAAAAATGCATTTTTTTCTTGACATTTATAAAAAAAGTATTATATTTGCATTATATTTTTATAATATATATACGTTTTTTAAGATAACCCTCGCTGAATTCCCTTTGGGCGAGGGTTATTTTTTTTACTAAAAAGTAATAAAATCATAATTTTTTTTTAATTTTGTAAAATAATTTTTATACATATATAAAAAAAGCTTTATATTTGCATAAAAAACAGAAAAAAATATGTTATTAAAAAATGAAATTTTAAACAAGTTTTTAGCTTGGAAAGAAATAAATAAAGTATATTTAGAAGTAGGACGACCTAATAAAAAAACTTTATTAAAAAAACTAAATAAAGACGGAATACCAATGTCTTTTGAAGATTTAAATTATGTATTAAAAAAATTTGGTAGAGGTAATAAAGAAAGGAAAAATGCATTAAATGGAACTAATGTATGGGTTCCTACAGAAATGGTAGATACAGTGAAAGAATTAAATGCCATCTACCAAGAAAGTGTATCTATAGGATTGCCTGTAGAAGATGTAAAACACGGCTGGTTAAAAACAGAAAAATCTTCAATGTTTTTTACTAATCCATTATATAAGAAAAAAAATGAAGATAAATTTTATAATGAATTAATAAATGATTTACAAGCTTTTTCTCCTGAATTTCCTATTGTAAAAAGGAACAATACAGAAGAAGGCCATTTATTAGTTGTGGATCCTGCGGATATTCATGTGGGAAAACTTGCAAGATCTTTTGAGACAGGGGAGGAGTATAATTCTCAAATTGCAGTAGAAAGAGTACTACAAGGAGTTCAAGGAATTTTAGATAAATCTAGAGGATTTAATATTGATAAAATTCTTTTTATAGGAGGAAACGATATATTACATATTGATACACCAAAACGAACAACTACTAGTGGAACTCCGCAAGATACTGACGGAATGTGGTATGACAATTTTCTTATTGCAAAACAACTTTATATTGATGTATTAATGATGTTAATACCTGTAGCTGATGTTCATTTTGTATTTAACCCATCAAACCATGATTATACTAATGGTTTTTTCTTAGCAGATGTCATTAAAACTTATTTTAGAAATTCTAATAATATTACATTTGATTGCAGCATTGCACATAGAAAGTATTATAGATATGGAAATAATTTAATAGGTACTACACATGGAGATGGAGCAAAACAAACTGATTTACCATTATTGATGGCTCATGAAGCAGTGGATTGGAGTGTATGTAAAAATAGATATATTTATACCCATCATGTACATCACAAAACTTCTAAAGACCATATAGGAGTTACTATTGAAAGTTTAAGAAGCCCTAGTGCTTCAGATAGTTGGCATAGTAGAAATGGTTATACAGGAGTACCTAAAGCAGTGGAAGGATTTATTCACCATAAAGAATATGGACAAGTGGCAAGATTAACTCACATTTTTATTTAAAGAAATATGGATTATAATAACCCTTATATGCAAGGAGGGCAGACATGGCAAAAAACCTACCAAGCTCAACAACAACGTAATTTTAACCAAACTAATTCTGATAATATTAATGGAGTAAGTTTAACTTATATATACCAATACTATTTAAATTCTCCTAAGAGACTATATAATTTATCTTACCAGGATTTTGAATTTTTATATACTAAATGGATTAACGAAAATTAATTACTATGACAATAAGAGAAATTATTAGCGGATATAGGGTACCTATGGATCACGGTTTACCTAGTGATGATACAGATTTTCCTACAAAATATATCTACCATTTAATGAAAATAGCTAGATCTAAATTATTGTATGATAGATTAAATGATCCTAGATTTAACTATAATTTAGCTTTACAGACTTTAGAGTGTGTAGAATTAGTATTAGCAGACACTAATGAATGCTGTGAAAAATTACCTTCAGGGTGTAAATGGTTGAAGTCTAAAAAACCTATTCCAGAGACTATTAATAACATGATAAATAAAGTGTACAATGATAGAGGAGATACTTATAATAGAGTGTTATCTGAGTCTTCAGGTTCTTTTAAAAGATATTCATTTATAGAGGAAAGTGATTTTAAATATTTGATAAAAAACAATTACTTATTTGTACCAGATTTGAATAGTCCAAAATGGGTTAAAATAGAAGGATTATTTTATGATGATGAAATAGTAAAAATGACTTGTGGGCCTGTATGTGATTTATTAGATACAGAGTTTCCTTTAGACAGTAGACTTATAACTTCTATGTATTCTATTATGAATGAAACAATATTAAAAGTATATCCTTATTTTAAAAAGGATATTACAAATGATACTACAACAGACGATACTTTAAATGGCACGAAAGGTAAGTAATAAATCAGAGGCTTTTTTCTCTCTTGTAAAAGTATTAGAGAAGAAAAAAGATATAGATAAAGTCACTTATAAAAAAGTGATTGAGGAGCTGTTTAAGGTAGCCTCAGAACGTTTAATTTATAAAAACAAAGTAAAGCTTCCAGGACTAGGACTTTTTTACTTAAAAGCCTATAAATCGGATAAAAAAATAATTGACTTTGGTATGACAAAGAAACTTGGTAAAACAGTGTATTATACTAATTTTCACAGTAATAGAGTACGATATAAAATTGCTTGGGGAAACAATATAAGAACCAACTACTATACATTTAAGCCTTATAGATTTTTAAACAGAGAATTAGCTAAAAAAATAATAAACGATGATTAACATAGAACTAGTACCAATTAGCACAGTTATAGAAAACTGGAAACAAATTGCGGTTTCAGAATTAAATTTTAATGAAGATTTAATTACTGAATGGATTTTAGATGCTTACAACGATATAGGTACCTATAAGCAATATAAAGAAAGAGTGCAGAAAATAAGTGTAAAAAATTACAAAGCACAATTGCCTTGTGGATTTAGACAAACTTTATATGTATTAGCTCAACCTACACTTATTCAAGATGATCCTTTTTTCTTAACAGAATATGTTAGACAAGAACCTGGTAATGAAAATTGTACTTGGGAGTATAAGAGAGTGTGCAAATGCCCAGAAAATAAATCTTGTAATTGTGAACAGAATTATATTGAAACTGCAGGATATTTGTATATTAACAATTTAGAGAGAGCAAAAGGATTTAAATTTGCTGCAGTACAAGATTTTACTCAATGGTATTCTACAAACCCTAAAAGATGGGTAATATTGCAACCTCAAAAAAATCAAGTTTCATTGTTAAATTATAGAGAATTAGGTTTCAATTTGAATCCTTCCCATACTTTTAATATTGATAATGGATATATTATAACAGATTTCAAAGAAGCAGATTTATTAGTAGGGTATTTAGGTATCCCTATAGGAACAGATGGATTACCTTTAGTTCCAAATATGGGCAGTTTTACGAATGCTTTGATTGCCGCCATAGAAAGAAAGTTTGCATATATTCAATATAGAAAGAGCAGAAGTGGCCCTGATTTAAACTTTTTTCAATTAGCAGATAGAGAATACTCTAAATGGAAATTAAAGGCGAGAGAAGACATGAATGCTCAAACATTTGATGAAATGTGGGCTATGGGTGAAGCTACTAATCAATTTTTAGTACCTAACTCTTATCATGGATTAGATCAAAGAAAATCTCAGAAAATAAACAATGGTTTCACCAGATATTAATATAAAGTATGGCAGATAAAAATAATACAAATAAAACTAAAACTTTACAGGATATAGCCAATTATACTTTTACTAAGGGTATTAATACAGAAACTTCTCCTGAAACTCAACCTGAAAGTACTTATAGAGCTGCTTTAAATGTGGTAAAAGAGACTGAAAATGAACAAAACTTTTTAGCTACAGAATATTCTAATGAATTTAGAATAAAATTACCAGGAAAAGTATTACATTCTAATTTAATTAAACAACTTAATAAAGTTGTAGTATTTTTACATACTAATGAAATAGGGTTATATGACCCTAATGCAAATACTTATACTAAGCTATACGCTAACCCAGATTTAAATTTTTCAATATATTTAGAATCAGTATCTTTTACAAAAACAGAATGTGAAGATATAGTACTTATATTTTGGGATGGAGTAAATAGAGTGAGAAATATAAATATATCTAGGTTTTTAAGTGAAGGGCCTGGAGATGGCCCCATTGAAGAATTAGATTTATTTAAAACTGCAGAAACTTGTATTACATTATCTAATGTAAGTTTTATAGAAAACGCTGCTTACAATATAGATGCAGGAATGTATAGGCCTTTTATTCAATATGAGGATCTTGATGGTAATACAACTAACTATTACATTATAAATGAAAACATTCCTTTAATAGAAGATTTTATTTCTGGAACTTATCAGTATATTGACGGTAATGCTCCTAAAAAATTAAATAAAAGTATTGTTTTAGAATTGGATAATGTAGATACAAAATATCCATTTATCAATATAGGGTTTATTAAAACCGTTGGAGGAGTACCCACTTCTTTTATTTTTAAAAAAACTCAACCAGTTAGTTCGTCTTTAAAAGTTACTTATGAAGGTGACACTACTTTTGATACGGGTATAGACATAGCAGAAGTTTTAAATAAAAGAGCTTTTTATACTACAGCAAAGCATGGATTAATATACACTGATAAATTATTACTAGCAGGTGTAAAAGGTATTAAACAAATTGATTATCAACCAATAGCAAATAAAATTTCTGTTAAATATGTGACAGGAAGAATAAATCTAAGTAGAACTAAAGGATACAAAAATCCAGAACATATTATCCATCATAAGTCTTGGATGCGTGATGAAAATTATATGTTAGGTATTGTGATAGAGTTTGAAGATATGTCAGAGTCTCCAGTTTTTCCTTTAATAAATAAAAAATATACCCCTTTCCCTGATTTTACAGGTCCTTCAGGAGATAGACCAATAACAGATGATACTAAATTATGTTGTACGGATTCTAGACAGTATTGGAAAGAAGTAAATACAGCAAAAAGAACTTCATATAATCATTTTGCAGGAGATCTTAGTATAAATGATTTTTGTTCAGGAACTATAAGTAATGATTCTAATAATATTAGATCTGAGGGATATTTAGGATACTTTGAGTCAGAAGAAAGATACCCTGTAATTCCTAGATGTGGAGTACAAGGAGGGTCACTAGACCCTAATGATTATATGTATCCTATTGAGATACAACCTATTACTAACAAAATTTTAGGAGCACCTATTACTTTGTTTAAAATGCCAGATTCTACTATTGAACCTTTCCATAATAATTTAACTGATGATTATGCTATTGAAGAAAATAAAAATAGATTTGATAGTAAATATGATAGTTTAGAAATTTATCCTTTAGGATTAAAATTAGAAAATGTAGTGATGCCTACATTAGAAGAAACTGGAGGAGTTAAAGCAACAGGATATAGAATTGTATATGTAAGAAGAGATACTTTTAATAAATCAATACAAGATAAAGGTTGGTTTGTTGAAATGTTTAAAAACAATTTTAATGGACAAGATTATATTTACCCTAAACATAATGTTAATGCTGCAGCTAAATGGGATTATTTTTCAAATTTGAGAGATAAAACTATTGAAACTTCAAGCCCTATATTTGATTTTGTAAAAAATTGTGGATATGGTAAACATTACGATAAAGGTATTATGTTTTATGGAGGTAATACTCTATCTTACCAACAAGGTTTGAATGTAAACCATGTAAAAATAGAGCAACAATATAATTCTATTGGGTATTTTATAGATTCTATTGATGGAATAAATACTACACAGGGTGGGTTAATAGGAGATCCTATTATAGACCCTTCAACATTTAAAGATAAAGATGGTAGAGTTAGGTCTTCTGCAGTTCAAATATATAATTTATATGATTATGGTTATGTACAAAATAATGATGGATCTATAAATAGAACTAATGGGTATAAAAATAGATCTTTAAAATACAATTTTAAAAATATTTGTACAAATAATTACTCATATGTAAATGATAATGTTATTTTAAATAAAATTTTAAACACAGAGTTTTCTTTAGTAAACTTTTATAGAGAAAGTGGAGTGTATTTAGATTATCAATTAAAGTCTGATTTATCTTTTCATAATAGTTTAGGATTTTTCAATTCAGATACAAGTTCTAAAAAATGTGGATTAACATCTGGAGGCGGAGGGCCTCTCCCTTTTCCTTATATTATTATAAGAGATTACATAATAAAAAGTTCTACTGAAATAGAACTTGAACCTCAACTTGTTGGAACTTTTAATTTAAATGATATTTATTTTGTTGATAATCCAGGTTTAATACCAGGACTAATTAATCCTGTAAAAAAAGGAGATTCTTTTAAAGTTACAGGTTTTGGTCCTATTTCAGGTTTTCCTTCAAAACAAAAAATTATTCTTACTAAATTAAATACAGGAAGTCTTAGTTTAATAGGAGTTTCAGTTTCAACTTTATTTTTACAAAAAATACCTAACTATGCCGCAGAACAATCTTTTACAGTAGCTACTCCAAGTACTGTAACTTATAATAATAATTATCCTGTAGGTACTACAATTACTGTTAGTAATTCATCAGCTCCTACACAAATAGCCAACACAAATACATTTATTGTAACTAATAGTACTACTTTAACTCTTACTGGAGGACCTCCTCTTACTTTAGGTCCTCCTGTTGAGGTTTTTGTTACAGCTTTAGCTCCATTTACCCCTTCAGGAGTTACTTATTTTAAAGATTATATAGACAATGCTACAGTTCCTAATATTTTAGATAGATGTAATCATGGGTATATTTATTATGGGTCCATTAAGAATAATTTACCTAGACAATATGGAAGTATAGATGATATGTTTTTTATTGATACAGGTTTAAAAGGTTGTGCAGGGCAAGAAACTTTAGTAGGGTTTTATGGAGATAGTTATATTAATACTTTTTCTTTTGTAAGGACAGGTGTTACAGGTATGCTAGAAGATTCTTATATTGACGATAATAGTGCTCCTTGGATGGATAGATTAGATGGGGTTTATACTATTCAAAATATTATAGGAAGAAGTCCTACAGGAGACCTTTTATTAAATTTATATTTAGCACAAAAAGCAAATGTTACTTTATTAAATACTGTAATTGAATCTGATGTAAATTTAGATTTAAGATACGAAGGTCCTACTTTTAATGAAGTGTATTATCCTAAATTATCTAATGGTAAATATTATCTATTTTCTAATAGAAAAAATGAATATGCAGAAGATTGTTTTTTAAATACTTATTTTTATGAGTTGATTTGTAGAAATGATCAAGATAATTGTACAAGTACAAATTATGATGAAGTGGAATACAATGATGCATATAAAAACTTTCACAATAATAAAATTAACCTTAATACGGATTATAATGAATTAAATGGTATGAGATACAATTTAATTAAACCTATAAACCGAACATACAAAACTTGTGATTGTGATACTGAATTTGATAATAGAATTGCTATTTCAACTGCAGATAATCAATCAGTAGGAAGATTAAATTACAGTAAGTTTTTAAAGAATAGTTTTGTTACTCTTCCTCATAAAGAAGGAAAAATAACTAATTTGTTTAAAGAGAATCAAATATTATATGCTCATACTACTGATAATATTTGGAGATTACTTACTTTAGAGTCAAAATTACAAGCAAGTACTACTCAAATATATTTAGGTACTAATGACTTTTTAAGTTCTCAACAATTAGAGTTATTTGCTTCTAACGAAGGTTATATGGGATTACAAGATAAAAGATTTAAATTCCAAAATAATGCAGGATATTTCTTTATAGATTTAAAGACACAAAGTGTTAATTTAATGTCTGGAGGTAAATTAGATAGTATATCTAGTTATGGTATGAGCGGTTTTTTTAGAAGTAACTTTAAAAAGTATTTTAATTCTTATCAAGTAAATCCTGATTTAAAAAATGTTGAAATAAATTTTGGATATGATTACAGACATAAAAGACTTTTAATGACAGATAAAGGTAATGAGTTTACTATTTCTTATTACCCTGAAGATAAAGCTTTTTATTCTTTTCATTCTTATCTTCCTATGGCTTATATACAAAGTAGAGATACTTTCTTTACTCAAAGTGATAACTATGATTTGTATATACACGAAGATAATTTTAATTCTTATAGAAAGTTTTATGGAGTACACTATCCTTCTATATTAGATGGAGTGTTTACCTATCATCCTTTATTATATACTAATTTTAATAATATGGGGTTAAAGATAGATGCTTTTGAAAATGTAAATGGTCAACAAGTAATATTACAAGAGCCTCCTACAAGTGTTAGTATTTGGAATAGTCATCAACATAGTGGAGAGATATTTATTAAAACTCCTGTAAATGAAGATTATATGTCTAATGTAGTGTTAGGTAATCAACCTCACCATTTTGTAAATGGAATACTATATTTAAATAATTTTTCAAACTTTGTTTTAGACCAAAGCCAACCATTTTTACAAGGAGATATATTTAAAGAACCTAATAATAATGTATCTTTTAGTAAAAATTGGACAGAGATTAATAGATTAGAAAGTAACTTTTTCAATTACAGAGTTAAAATAGATGATAAAGATTTAGAAAATTTAAAATTTATACTTAAATTTACAGTTCTTAATTATAACATATCAATGAGATAATGGATAAAAAGAAAACTGATCTTAATAAAACTAAGTCTTCAGGGTGGTTAGATAACTACTCTGAAGATTTTTCTATTGATAAATATGCTGAAGGAGGAGGAGTATGGGAAGATATAAAAGAAGAATTAAATACAGAAGTGGTAAATCCTATAAAAAACTTTTTCTTCCCTAAAGAAACGAAAAAGAAAGTATATACGGATCCTAAAACATTGCCAAAGTCTTTTAATTTACAAGATAATAGAAAAATAAACCCTATTACAAAAAAAGCTTTAAATCCTACTAAAGATTTAAAAAACTTTAAAGAAATAGATAAGGAAAATGTACAAGCCATTATTAAAATGGCTGATTATTTAGGTTATCCTAGAGACCTAGCTTTGGCAGTTTCTTTACAAGAAAGTGGATTAGGTAAAATAGATGATAATTTAGGACATAATCTTGATTATTATTTTGACCCTAAAGGAAAAAATGAATTATTTACTGAAGAAGAGATAGAAGCAGGTGCCTTTATAACAGGATTAAAGGAAAAAGCAAATTATGCAAAAACACTTTACAATCAAAAAAAGATACCTAAAAATGATTTAATTTATCAATTACAAGCTTATAATGGATTTGGCAAATTAAACCCTAATACAGAAATAGATTATTATGAAAATCCAAATCAAAAATTTTATGGAGTAGATGTAAAAGGAAACCCTTTATCTTTAAAAGATAATCCTTTGTATGGGAAAACAATTATTAACTTTAGAGATTCTATTATTAATCAAGACCCTACATTAAAAAAATTCCTTAATCTTCCTAAGTATTATGAAGATGGAGGACCTATTTTTAAAAAAATAGAAGTTACCTCTCCTTCAGATAATACAAGAAGGACTATAGATTCTCCTATTAACTTAATGACTAAAGAACAATTAAGGAATTTAGATAAAGCCACTAAGTTAAAAGCAAATGAAGAAAAAGCTCAAATTGCTAATAGAAATAAAAGAATTAAATTAGCAGATAAAGCAAGAAAAGAAGATGCCACGATAGAAAATATGGCATTAAGAGCTAGTGTATTGGGAGATAGAATGAGATTTTTTCCTAATGAGAATAATATTATTGACGATTTAAACCCATTGAGATATATAGGAGATTTAGCAGGTAATGTAGGTCAAATTCCTTTAAATATAAAAGAAGGTGATTATAGTCAAGCTGCTTTAAATTTAGCCACTCCTATGGCTATGGGAGCAATTGGAGGAATAGGTACACAAAATACAGGACAATTTGTAAATAACTTAATTAATCCTTTAGCTGATATAAGTGATAAACTTTTAAAAAAACAATCAGTACAAAAATTTTTAGAAAACCCTCGTTTTGATTTAGGTCGTAAAGAGTTTTTACCAGAATCTTTATCTTTTGATTATCAAGATTTAGGTGATGAAAATTTTGCTGTTTTATTAAGAGACCCTAATAATAAAATCCAAGCAAATCTTTCTTTATTTAAAGAATATGAAGATTGGTATAAGCCTGGAATAATTTCAGTAAAAGAAAATCTTCAAGGACATAAAATACAAGATATTTTATATCAAAAAGGTATTGAAGAAGTTAGAAAAAAAGGCTTAAAAGGTATTAGAAGTGGGGATTATTTAATGGAACCAGAAAAAACTATAAAAGCTCAAAATAGATTTATTAAAGAAAATTTACTGCCTGATGCTAGTACACAAAATAAAAATTTACCTATAGTAGGATTATTAAACCATAAAAATCCAAATTTATATGAAGATTTTTTTGCATATTATGCTACTATACCTAAAGAAATAAAATATAAACATTCTATAAAAGAATTGTATGATAGTTTTAAAAATATACTACCAGGTAATAAATCTACAAAAGCTTTAGAGTATTTAAATGGTGGTACCATAAATAACAATATGAAAAATAAAAAAACTAAAAAATATCCTGCAGGAGGTTATCTTAATTATCAAGAAGGATATAAAGGATTCGGTATGGGTCCTGAATTATATCAAGATAATTCATACTTTAGATCAGTAATGCCTGACAATATTGAAGATATGGAAGAAATGATTAATAAACCAAGCGTATTTTCAGGAATTAATGATGTATTAGGTTCTGTAAATCAAGGAGTTAATCAAGTTACTGGGTTAATGAGTAAATTTCAAAATCCACAAACAGGTATGACTAATACAGGTATGATTAATCCTGAACAAGCTTTTATGCAAAATTATCAAAGTACTCCAGGAAAAAAAATAGATATTAACGATCCTGCTAACCTTACAGATTTTGAAGATTTTGATATGTCAAATCTTTGGTCAGATTATTTTAATCCTTCAAAATCATCTAATCCTTTTCCCTCAAATTTATTAAATTCAGTTGCACCTCCAGCTAAAAATGGAGGTTATTTAAAAAAATACCAAGATGGAGGAGAAATGGATATGTTGCCTGTGGGTGCCCCAGAATATATTCATAAAAGCAATGTATTTAATGAACAGTATAATCCTGTACCGAGAGTACATTTTAGTGATGATACTACTGCTTATGATATGGGAGTAAATCTAAATGATTTAGTAAATATGAACGGAGGTAGAATAAGACAATATGCAGGAGGTGGTTTTGCAGAAATGTATGGTAATAGTTATGGCGGGGCATCTAGTTCTCCTAGATTATTTAATGCAAATACAGGTAGAGCAACTTTAGGAGAATTACAAGCTGCTACTCAAAATGATTTTTTAAATACAAAAGTAAGAAATGATAGACAACAGTTTGTAGATGATAAAGTAGATTGGGGTGCATTTAACTTTTTAAAACAACCTGCAGGATTTGTATTAGGTAGATTAAGTGAAGTACCGATTGTAGGAAATATTACTAAAAGTGCTTTAGGAGATTCTTTTTTAACAAGAACAAAAGGTTACACAGTAGGGTCTGGTGTAGGAAAAACTATTACGGGGGTTGGAAAAATTGCTGGAGGTATAGCTACAGGTAATGTTGGTATGGTAGGTAGTGGTATTGGAGATGTAGGTTCAGGAGTTGGAAGTACTTATGGTAATTTAGCTGCTAGAGATGCTATGTCAGATTATAATAAATCAGGCTATGTTTCAAATAAAAGACTTGAAAGAGCTTCCCAAGATTTTGGCAATATGATGGATACTGCTTCAGGGTTATTTGGTAACATAAAAGGAGGAGTAGGTATGGCTAAAAATATGGGGGGAATGGAAGGAATGTTTGGAAATATGAAAGGAGG